GGCCGGCAGCTGGTGAATAGTTACATTAGCCATACAGCGCCTCGTATAAAACCGGCCTCAACAGTCCAGCTCTGATCATCTGTTCTGCTTCCAGAGAATAATTGGACACCCGAACATCACCGCTTGCTGTCACCCTGGAAGATCCGTCATCGGTAACCCTGAATGACTGCAGTGGCGGGTACTCCTGGTACACCCACCGCGGCCCTCGAATAATGTCCTCGATGTATTTGTACATCGCTTCGCCATCTGGCTTCGCGTCAGTCCATATCGGCGCAAATTCGATGGCTACCGTAACCAGCAGGGACGCATCTACCCGTGGTCTGAACTGAATCCTGAAGTCGTTGTCGCCCTGCTGCGACATAGAAAAAACGTAGTTCTGGTATTCCCTGTCCAGCTTGAATACCAGGTACTGCAGGAACGTAGCGAAATCGAATGGAATCGGCGGCTGCTCCGTTACCTCCAATACCTGAATAGGAATGCCGACGTTGTTGGACAGTACGATCTGAATGGATATGCTGGAGCCAACATCCAAAACAGTGCCATCAGTCGTTATCCTGGCTTGCGTCCAGTTCGACTGATTGGCTACCAGTTGGAATATCGTGACTCCATCCATTTCATCAGGCTGCCTGGTCTTTGAAATTCTCCAGCAGCACATCGCTCATGGCATCGATAGCTGTATCGAGCATGAGAACATGCTGGTGGTCAGTGGCTGTCAGGCCCATTGCGATCACGATGTCGGTGTCTACCACCGAGCTGCCCACAAACGTGCTGGACGTGCGCCGGTTGTTAGCGGTGATGGAATTGATGCTGACAGCCGTGACCAAGGCTAAACCTTTGAACTGATCTTCCAGCAGGTTCCGATCACGGATACCATTGGCCAGCATCTTGATGGCAGAGATAATTTCCGTCTGCCGGCGCAGGGGTACAGCAGCGCCCACGATGATGGTCAGCTCAGTGTCCAGCGGTTCCACTTGTGTATTCGCGTAGACAATCTTGGACAGTGCGCCCTCAAGAGGCGGGTTATACGTGATCGTTACCTGTGGCATGGCTGCCTCCTGTTACTTGCCTGCTTTTGCGCCCTTCATCAGGTCGCCCTGGGCAGACTCTTCGTCAATGTCGGGCTCGGATTTTTTATTAGCCCTCTCTTCTTCCAGCTGGCGCTGCAGGTCTGCGATCTCCTGCTCCTGGTGCTGATTGACCACCGCTACTGCCGCGGTCGGATCGTACACCACATCGCCATTCTCACTGTCTCCCAAACCATAAGACGGCGCGGAACCGCGGCCAATCTTCAGGGTGCCAGCTTCAATCTGTGCGCGGATCGCTCGTACATGCGGGAGCCGTACGCTGCATGTCGCAGAAATCTGCTCATCGGAAAGACCTTGTGCCACCATCTTGCGGATGCGTGACTTGTCGGTGTTGTTTGCTCCGGCCTTCATTACCATGTTTGTATCCTCTCGGGTTGAAAAAAAGGGGCCTTTCGGCCCCAAGGGTGCTGCGGGTTAGATCGTGGTGCTCAGGTTCAGGCGAACCAGCTGCTCGTCTTCCACGCGGATACAGCCGTACGTGGAGAACGTGTACAGCCGCCATGCGAATGACTTGGTCGGATCTTCCGCTACGCGGGTGGTGATGTCGCGGTTCATCTGCATGCCGAGAGCCTTGCGGGTCATGGCGAAACAGTATTCGCTGGAACCGTCCTGGCCCACGCTGGAGTCGGGCAGGCGAGTGGAGACCACCCAGGTATAGCCCATCCAGCTCTCGATGTAGCCCTTCGACGTCAGGGGCCGGACAGCGTTGTAGTCGCCACTGGTGGCTTCCGTCAGCTGCAGCAGCTTGCGAGCCTGGCGCGGAGAAATAACGAATACTTTCTCTTCATCGGGCTCGATGTCGTTGTCCATGAACAGCTCGGACGTTGCGGTCACGATGTCGAAGTTAATCGACAGGGTACCATCACCGAGTGCCTGGCCAGCGGGGAACGTCACGGCATTGCCGGCACCATCGCGGGAGTCGCCGGTAGCTGCACGGATGATCTCGTCATCATGTGCGCGGCGCATTGCTTTGGCCTGGGCCTGGGCAATGTTGCTGTTCGGATCGACCAGCATCTGCACGATGTCTTCCTGCTCGGTCGAATCACCCGTGTGGTAGGTCACCGGAATCGACTTGCGCCGGCTCCAGGGGTAGTCCTGCTCAGGGGTATCAACCAGGCGACCAGTCTTCTCGACAGCTTCCTGCGAGCCCAAACGCTCCCAGTTGTGGCCTTCTGACTGGATGGATTTGCTAACGACCCAAGGCATGAGTCGAGTGATGCCCTGCTGGGCCAGGTGCCGAACCGTACGCTCGTACGTCTGCACGTATACATTACTTACTGATGCGCCCATTTGGGTCACCTCCGTTCAAAGTTGAATTTCACTTATCGCGAACGCTACCCGTGAGGACGTTTTGCTTGCCGGTTTTACCACGCGGCCTGGTGGTTGGAGTCTACTGCTGGACGGTCACCCGCTACCCTGACTCAGTAGACTCCAATTATCACCGTTTCCAGTACGCTGTCAACCACCGAACGATGAGCGCAGGTTGCCGGTATCCGACTCGGGATAGGCCAGCTTCATCAGCTCCAGCCGGCGCTTGACCAGCCGCTCGTGGTCGGGGTGCGCAGCATCGAACAGGGCGCGGTCGGCGCGGTTCTCCAGTTCACTCAGCGCATCCAGAGCCTGGTCAGGCGTCAGTGTGCCGGCGTTGCGCTCCTGATTCGCTCCCTCGCTCCCTTCCGCGCCAATGGCATCGGCCACCTTATGGAAGAATGCGATGTCAGCCGCCGGCAGGGTGCCAGCCTCCAGCATGCTCATCAGGTAATCGGGAGCATCCATGTTCTCCAGGGTGGCGCGTACCTTGCTGACCCGCTCATCGAACGCTGAACCCCACTCCTTCCGCAGGGCTGAGAGCCCTTCCTGGATCTCGTGAGTCTGGCGCTCCTGCAGCGTCGACCGCTCATCATGCTGTGCCTTGACCATTGCCGCGAACTGGCGCTGCGTCATACCCATTGCATGGGCCTGAGCTCGCATGCCGCCCGTGTCCACATTTGACCAGTCCACTCCCTCGATCTCCGGCAGCTTGTAGCCGTCCGGCTTCTCGGGCATGCCCATAGACCGCAGTACCGTGGTCATGGTTTCCTCGTCATCCTCGCTCGGCACCACCATCAGGCCAGGGATCTTCTCAACTGCCTTCAGCCGGAACCTGGCCACATCCTCGTCGCCGGCGTCCGGCCCTGGGATGCGGATACTGTTGCCCAGGTGGGCTGCCGCACCGTTGATGTCGGCAATGACCTGCTCCAGCGGCTTGGGCTTGCCGTCATCCCCAGGCTTGAAAAATGACGCAGTCCTCAGCGGCTCAGGAATGCTCTCGTACCAGTTGTCTTCACCCATGTTCAGCTCCCAGGGCGGCGAGGCCCATGTCTATTGAGTTACGCAGCCACAGCATGACGTCACGCTGGGCTGCCTTGTAGATGGTTTCCTGCTCGGTGGCACCGAGTAGAGGGCGATTCTCGAATGCGTCTTCCATCCGTTTCATCACTGCCTTGCCGTCATCGGTTGCAAACAGCCTGGCGAACGGTGCGCTATCGCGCATGCGTCCCTCAATTATCTCGGCGTTACTGGAGCCGCCGCGGTGTATTCCTCTCGGGTCTTTTACGGCCATATTATCCTCTCGGTGGTGTTACGGTTTGTCCTGCCTCTTCCATTGCCTGGGCTCCCTTGCCCTGAGCCTCAGCAGCCTCGCCCTCCATTTGAGCACCAGCCATAGCCTGCATGGCGTCAGCCTTGCGCTGCCGATCTTCCTGCTTCCGCTTGATCTCCATTTCATCATTCATGAACAGGGGATCGACATTCAGGTAGCGGCCCAGCCCGCGGGAGATATCCTCGCCGGACGGCACATCCAGGAATGCCATACCCACCTCCGGCCCGAGGGTGGCAGCGGCCTGCCCCACGATAGCCAGCCACCGCTCGACAGCCGCGGCCTGGTCGACTCGCTGCGCTCTGGCCAGGGCTCCGGTGTACTCCATATCCATATCGGTGTTCTCTGCCTCCTGCAGGATCGCCGGCACCTCCGGCAGCTGGTTGGCTCTGGCCAGCATGTTGAATGTCCTGGCGATGATCCGGTCGAGCATGTCGGAGCGTATGCGGCCCAGGGTAGGCCCGAGCAGGCGCTGCATGAGCTCGTAGCGGATCTGCGCCTCGGTCGCCGTCATGGGCTGGGCCTGGGGCTGCGGAAAGTTCAGCTGGTCATTGAAGAAGTAGTTGCGGATATTCGACTGCAGGCGCTCGATACCCTCCATGCTGACCGTGAAGTCTGCGCCGGTCTGCAGCGGCTTCAGGCCCTCGATGTTGCGCACCACCGTCAGCTTCCTGGCATCCAGATTCAGGTCGGTGATCAGGGCATGCTCTTCAGCAATCATCGGTGGATCGATCTGCTTCTCAGCGGCGATGGTGATGATCTCGATCCAGGCGTTGAGCGTCAGGATGTCATTCATGGCGTACATGGCAGGGCTGTTGCCCCACTGCGACTCGCTGGTCTTGCGCCACCGCGGGATATGCACGGGCATTTCGTAATAGCCGCCCTCTTTGCCGAGCAGCTCGCCGCCATTCAGCGTGATGTACTTGAAACCGTACGGGCGGCGCTTGGGTGATACTCGCCGGCCCATGCCGATCTTGGCGACTTTTCGAGGATAGATGCAGAAAATCACATCAATTTCCTGGGTGTTGCCGTCCTCATCCATTTTCCTGATGCGCTCGGGTGTGCCTTCCTCGCCAAACTTGGACACTATCTTGGCTGCCGTCCACTTCAGGTGCCGGTAGAACCGCAGGCACTGTCCCTTGTGGTCTTCCTCGAAGTACGCCTCCTTCAGGGGAACGGAGCTGAACACCATTTCCCAATCTTCACCGGTGCCCATGTCCTCCTGGTAGATGAATCCGGTACCGAAGCCGCACAAATCCTGGTAGGTCTCGTTGATCTCCAGGTTGAAATTGGAATCCTGCAGCGTGTAGTACACCTTCTGCGATGCCTCACGCAGCCAGGCTGCCGCGGCCTTATCCTTGTTCAGCTTGTCATCGCGGAACCTGATATCGAACCACTGTGTGCTCGGTGACGTCAGGCTCCCATGCAGGGACGCGGCCAGGGTCTGGTGGGCCATGATAGCTGTGGCATCCCACACCGACCGGTCGCGCCACTCGATGGAGTGCTCATCACGCTGTTCCCTGAAGAATTCGCCGCGGTAGGGGCACACATACTCGGTGATGAGATCCCACATTTCCTGCACGGTGGTGCGATCCGAGACCTGCAGCTGAAAGCGCCTGATGATTTCCTGGTTGTCCATTATCGTGTCCTGTCCATTGATCCGTGTACTTGAACAGATGCCTGCGGCTGGCGCTGGAGGTTGATGATAGGGGTCTGGCGGCTGGCGAGGATCACGGCATCTGCCCTATCGGTCGAGCGACCCAGGCGCTTTTTGATGTCTTCCTTCGATTCGATCTGTATGCCATTGCCCTGAACCTTGTATCGCGGCGCACACAACTCAGCCTTCAGCGATGCATCTGGTGGAAGTGCTATCTTTACACCTCCGGCAGGGTTAAGCAACTCCCGAAAACGCCACCAGTCCTGCGCTCTGACGTTCACAAATGCCAGTTTTCCGGTCGAATCACTCCCAGGGGCCTTGCCAGCTGCATTAATTGGTATCGCTCTGGCTCCAATCAGGGGCTCGAGGTGGTCATAAACCGATGATCCAATGCCGATAACGTCGACATGCACCGGTGCGAAGGACGTGCCCACCAGGGAATACACCTTGCCGGCCACCTTGCCGCCTGTATCGCAGTCCTCGCCCTTCAGTGACTCGAGGGCCGCGTACCACCAGCCCACACGCTGGGCGATGATGGTCTCGTCCCTGCCGCCCCTGGACGGATCGCAGCCGGCGCTGGTGACGTCCTTGGGCGCAAACTCTCGGGCAGTCCATCTGGCCTGGGCCTGGCGCACCCAATCGCTGGGAATCACCTGCCACTCGTCATCTTCGCGACCCGCGGTGAAGTCACCGTACAGCATCTGTGATCGCAGCGGCTCCGGCAGGGCCTGGAGCGTCCTGATGTAGTTGGTTTCCATCAGGTAGGGGTTGTCGGTCACCTTGGCGGGAATGAACGTGCGGCTCTCGGGGTAGATCACCTCATCGTTATGGGTGAACGGCTCTCTGGTTTCCACCTCTACCTGCTCGCCGTCGATCACCGCGAAGTAGCGCAGCTCGCCTGGGGCAGCGGGATTCTTGTGTGCCGGATCTATCCACGGTGCGAACCAGCGGATCAGCCACTCGCCTTCGCCGGATGTCGGCGGGTTGGAGCACAGCAGGGTGGTGCATTTCTGGTTCGGGTCGGTGGTTCTCACCCAGCCCTTCAGGAACACCACCTGGCTCTCGAGCATGTTGGCGGCCTCATCGACCACCAGCAGGTCGCGGGGCCGGCCCTGGTAGCGGTTCTCGTCGCCTTTGTTGGGGCAGCTGCCGAAGGTGATCTTGCCTGGCTTCTCGCCCATGATCGATGGCAGTCGCCACTTGGATGGTGCGCCGCCGCTGCTGGTCAGCCCGTTTCTGGTGCCGAGGATCTGCTCGAGCTCGTCTGTGACTCCGTCCAGCTGTTTGGATTCTCGCCGGATGAACAGCGTTTCTTTGTGCTGGAGCAGGGCCTTGCCGCATGCCACCGCGGTCTTGCCGCCGCCTGCCGCGCCACCGTAGAGGATGACATCGGCCTGACTGAGCCAGCACATGGTTTGTGGCCCAGGCAGTGGCCTGAAGGGCAGAGCGTCCCTGACTTCAGTGAGTAGTGGCTGACTGCTCATCTTCTTCCTGGGTGGCGGTGAGTATCTGCTCCCACTGTGCCGGCGTCAGGTTGCGCAGGCCGGCACCCTTCTCATGGGTGACTGTGGACTCCAGCTTCTGCGCGGGGTACATGTCCAGCAGCTTGGCGACTTCCTGCCAGCAGCCCTTTGCCGCGGCGAATTCGCCTTCGCCGGTGGCCAATTCAGCGAGGGCAGCCAGCTCATTCACGATGCCGCCCTTGGTGATATTGTTGAGCCGGCGATCCTGTTCCCTGATGATTGCGAGGTAAGCGCCAACTTTAACAGATCGGCACAGCTGGCTTGCGGCGACATCGGCTGATCCCTGGGTTCGATGGTTGTAGCCGGCATCTTCCATAGCCTCGCGATTGCTTTGCCCTGCCTGCTTGCCCTGGGCGAAGCGTTGCTGGCGCTCGTTCATGGACTCCCATACTTCCCTCAAAGCCTGCTGAAGCGCTTTATATGAGAGGGTTTGCAGGTATTTGGCGTTTCTGAAGTCTCTGTTATCCACAGGTTTCTCCCATATTTATACAGTTCAGTATATAGTGTTTTTGTGGAACGTCACGTGGAACATAGGCATGCCCAGGAAAGTATCGAATTTTTGTCATTGCGGCCAGCCGCGCCGCTCCGGTGGTAATTACTGTTTGGATTGTCATGCCGCCTGGATGCGGAAAAACCGAAAGCCTTACTCACGCATGACCGATGAAGCCAGGCGACGAACCAATTCCAGATCCTACGCCCGTGTGTATCTTCTTCGTGGAAAAATTGTGCGGTCTCCCTGTGAATCTTGTGGCGATCCTCGGTCTGAAATGCATCACAAGGACTACGACAGGCCGCTGGATGTAACCTGGCTGTGCCGGCGGTGCCACCTGGCAATTCACCGTTAGGGAACATTAGTGCCTTTTCCGATCCATGCTGCCGATGACCCGCGGCCTGGTCGGGGTGGTGTGCCGCGGGATATATGCCCTGGGAGCGAACAGTCCAGGGATTTGTTGCTCTGCGTCCTCGAGCAGGATGTCTGCCGTGATATCGGGGAACTTGTCGCCCATCCAGTTCTGCCCGTGGTTGGGGATGACTCCGTACTCGAACGGGTTGAATACTGACAGGTATTTGGGGCGCACCAGACCATACACGCTGCTGATCTCGACGGCGGCGCGGGACGGCAGGCGCTCTCCCATGTACTTGGAATCGTAGTCAATTATGGCCACAGGCCGCCCGTTGATCAGGGCTTTCACGCCGGTGGCTGATTCGATCCAGGCGTCGATGTCATCCCCGATGAAAGTATGGGCGTACGTGCCCATGCCCAGCTGATTTGTGAGCGAATTGAGGCTCCAGGCTCCGATTCTGGAAAGGATTAGCATGCGCTCAGGCATGGGTATGTCCTGTATTGGGTGTGTCATATCGTAACAATGTACCACATTAGAGCTCTTCTATGATCACTGTGGTGCCGGATGCCTTGCTGGGCTGCAGCCAGTAGTAGTGCGCCTCGACGATCTGCGAGTCATCATCGAATACGCCGGCAGCGCCCAGGCTGTCCCACAGAGCCTTGCTGTAGTTGTCGTGGTCTCGCCGGCGAGCGTCTGGTGGTATGTGCTCGACGGTGACCCTGAGCGGCCCTGAGAGGCTGCGTACGAGCCCGTGCTGCTCGAGCACCCTGGCCCTCACCTCGCGCTGGTATGCGATGCCTCGCTTGCTCTTGTGCCGCCGGAGCGTGTTGCTGTTGGTGGCATAAAGGTTGTTGACTGATGGCGGGAAGGGCAGCTCCAGCCTCATGGGTGGGTCACCATGCCGTGTTCGAGCCATACCCATTGGGTTCTGATGACACCCTCGAGGTGGTAGATGCGCAGGGTGGCGCGGTCGTAGCCTGTTTTCAGCCGACCATCGACGGCATCGTGGCAGGCAGAGCAGCCGAAGGCTCCGAACATGTCATCGTGCTTGCGGCCCATTCCTGCCCCAGGGAGGTGGCACAGCACCGTGGTTTGCGGGTCTCCGTTGCATACGCCAGGCACTCGAATCTGGCACTCCTGCCCCCTGGCGCTGATCCGCAGCTTGGTGGTGGCCATCAGTTGATGCTCTTCACGATTTCCAGCTGCTGCCTGGCGCTATCGACAGAGTGGACGTATTTCCGCTGGATCGTGTCGCCCATTGTGTCTCGCAGTGTTTTCAGCTGCTGCAGGCGCAGGCCCATGCGCTGGTCGGAATTGAAGTGCGCCAGGCCCTCCAGGGCGCACTCGGCAAGGATACCGATTGCCATGAGCATGACGTCGATGGCGCTGTTGAGCTCGGCATTGGGTTTCTGGAGGATGACCAGCGAGGTAATGGTGTCCCGCTCCACCGTGTACTCGAAGCGAACACCGTATTGCTCGGTGAGCTCGCTCAGGTACTCCATGATCTCGACATTGGTTTTATCTTTCATACCACTATTCTCTCTCGGTTACGTGGCTCCATACGCAGTCAAAGCTGTCGCACTGCCTGGTGATTTTGGCGATGCCGCCATTTGGAGTGTGGGTGATCTTGATGTAGGTCATTGATCCACACTCTGGACAGGGCTTGTGACGCCGGAGCTCCTGGTTCATTTTCCGGTTTTTTTCCTGGTTCTCAAAGTAGTTTTTCAGCTTAGACATTCTGCGCCTCCCGCAGCTCGTGGTATTCGCTGGCGATGGGATAGGTGAGCTGGCACCCCCACTCGACAGCCTTGGCATCCATCTGCTCGAGGAAGTGGTGGAACTCTCCCTTGTCCAGCTTGGATGTGCCGCGCAGCGTCCTGACGATCTCGCCGCCCAGCTTGCGCTCTTCATATCCCAGGAACAGGTGGCACATCAGGTCGTGTACGTCATCCTTGGTCATGGGCCGGCCTTTGGCTGTCAGGTAGGATGCGAGCTGGTCGCACCACATCCAGAACAGGGAATTTTGATCCAGCGTCCTGGGGTTGGTGTGCTTTTTCACATCCAGGCGCATGGGCCAGGTATTGCGCCGGCGCAGATCGGCGGCCAGGAACTTCAGGCGCTCATCAATTTCCTCTACGCCGCGGATAATCCAGTAGTTGCTGCTCACGTTTTTTCTCCCTCGGGTGATCCAAATTTTTCTGACGCCTGCTTCCTGTGGTACCGGTAGCTTTCACCCCACTTATGCCTGATGGCCGCAACAGTGTCTTCGATGAACTGTTCCAGCTCTTCGGAACTGAGCAGGCCAATCGGAACGGCTGTACTGTTTGGCGACTCGTAGTCCAGGAATACAAAGTTTGGAGCCTTGCTGGGTTTTATCTTCATGACGCCTTCCCCCTGCGCTGGCTCTCGAGCACGTACCTGGCGTACCGTTTGCGGTTTCGCTTTTCCGTCTTGGTGGTGATCCTCCAGCCGGCATCGCGCAGCTCGTTGATCCTCGACGCCAGGCGCATGCAGCCGTACAAGCGAAGAGCCTGCAGCGGGGTAATGGTCTGGTGTTTTTTCAGGTGGTTAATGATGTGTGCTTTTTGAGTCATGTTTTTTCCTCACCCGTGGAATGATTTTGCCCGATAGGCTCTACGCCTGCGATACCTAATGGTTCTCTGGCATGACAGACAATTTACTTCTGCGGTATCCCTGCTGGACAGGTCTGGCCAAGCAACCCCACACGCAGATCGCGGGTGGCCTCTCGTCGTTTTGGCGCGAGCAAGCAGGTGTGTTGGCTTTCCGATTTTCACCCTTCACCCTCCTGTAGTGCTGCCCTATCCTTGAGGCAGGTCAATCCTGTATCTCTCGGATGAACGCGCACCCGCCTGCCGCTATCGAGCTTGATGATAAGGTGGTGGTCGGCAGACAGTATTCGACCGCCTTCGCCATCGTAAGTAACGCGCCCACCCCTCTTGGCTGGGACACCATAGTAGTCACGAACGTATTGAAGGCTCATTCCCCCTCCTGTAGTGCTGTCTATGCGGTTCTTCACGGTTTCGCTATGTCTGCCCAAACAGTGTCAAATGCCCAAAAAATGAGCGCGGTCAAGCCTCCAAGCAGCGCGATAAACAGGAGAAAACTCAAGCCATGCTTGAGGCAGTCAGTGTAACCGGCGCTGCTGTCGCCGGTGAGCAAGCTGCCGAACACTGGCGCTAGCCCGAACACCACACAAAGCCCCACCACAGCCCATGCTAAATATAGTTCCATTATTTGTCTCCCAAAATAGAGCGTATAATGACCCCGCCAAGGCAGCCTAAAAAGAAGATTTGCTCAGGGCTCACAAAGACGCCAGCATCGGCAAGGCACACAAAGACTGCGGGATAAAGCGCAGCAAACGCCATTGCGGCCACGTCCCGCTTCACCCTTCACCCTCTGTGCCTGCCAGCTCGGGCAATGTGTCCTCCGGCATACCTCCATCAATGGCATTCACCGCATCAACTACCACATACACTTGCCCATTTCCCGCACTGAGCGCTGATTGCGCGTTACAGCTTCTGCTCTGCTCTGGCGCTGGCGGGTCAAGATATGGCAGCATTGAACCCAGGCACCACCGGCTCACGAACCCACACTGGATACACTCCATCAGTTCGTGCCAGTCGCCATCGTCAACCAGCGATACACAGCCGCCGACCGCCGCCGTCCAGGTGTTGCAGTTGGGACACTTGCGCGAGTGCTTGTGATAACTCGCCGCCTTCTTCGTGGCGTACTCTGCCACCGACCTCCAGAATCTTTCACTCATTACCTTCACCCTCCTGTAGTGCTGCTCTGGCATCCTGAATCAAGGCCCGTACAGTCTCATATACTTCCTCTGTGCAATTTGTTGGGTCGTAAGTCTCAAACAGTTTGCAGTCGGCAACTTCCTGTAAAGCTTGTTCCAGCTTGGCTATGCGCTCTTGCTGTTTAGCTAGTTTCCTGCGGGCACCGCCTAACGCTGACAACTGGCGCAGCTTTGCTTCTTCCCATTGCTTGTAGGATTCAGACATCACCCTTCACCCTCCGTATATCGCTTCATATCAATCCCCTGTATCGAACATATCGGGCCGAAACAGAGCGACCAGCGCAGTCACAACAAACTCGCAACGCATCTTCCTGCTCTCGTCCAGAGAGTCCCAAAAGTCCATGCTTCCCCCGCCCTGCTCGGAGTATTCCTTGCCCCATATAATCATGGCGACTACAGCGGCTGGTGTCGGGTTTAGGTTTCTCGTTTGATCTGTCATATCAATCCCCTGTAAGGTGGCAGCAAGCCCCCGCCTCGCCTAACCCGCCTCGTGAACCGTAGTTACTCAGCTACTCGGGCTTGCTGCCGTAAAACATCAGATTTAATTTTCACTCATAGCAGCGACTCAATTG